AAAAAGAGAAATATCAGGATGCGGTTATTGTGATTGCAACAAAGATTGATGACAAACCAATGATCATTGAAGACCTGGATGAATTCTGGTTTAATGACCTCAATAAAATCCAGGCGATGGCTTCGTCGATAAATTTTATGTAGAGCCGGGCGAAATAAGTTTCCTCGGCCATTGGCACGGAATGTCGCCAATGCAAATAGAAGAATGGAGCACAAAAGACATTCGGTTTTGGTACAACGAAGCAGTGTCGCTTCATAACGAAATGAACAGTACAGCAGATGGATAAATCTTTTAAAATAGCGGTAATACTTTCAGCATACGACCGCATGAGCACTGTCATTAACAGTTCTGTCAGTAAATCGAAAGCCAAACTAAAAGGGTTGCAGGATGGACTAAATAAGTTTGGTAACATGGCAACACTTGGCGGTGGTGCAGGTATAGGTTTGTTTGCAGGAGCGTTAAGATCAGCCGCCGCAATGGAAAAAATGCAGGTGTCGTTAAACACCTCATTCCAGGGCAACGAAGCCGCCGCAAAAAAAGCATTCGAAACCATCAATGTATTTGCAGCGAAAACACCCTACGGTTTAGAGGAGGTTATGACCGGGTTTATCAAGCTCAAAAACATGGGCCTTGATCCTTCGCAGGAAGCATTGCAGGCGTATGGGAATACAGCTTCATCAATGGGAAAAAGCCTGGATCAAATGGTGGAAGCGGTGGCCGATGCAGCCACCGGCGAATTTGAGCGGCTAAAAGAATTCGGCATAAAAGCAAGCAGCCAAAAAGACAAAGTAACCTTTACTTTTCAGGGCGTAAAAACAACCGTTCAAAAGAATTCCGCTGACATTGAAGGGTACCTGAAAAATATCGGGAATACAAAGTTTGCCGGAGGTATAGAGGCGCAAAGTAAAACCATCGATGGGCAAATGAGCACGCTCAAAGATAACTTTACAATGGTTTCCGCCTCCATTGGAAAATTGTTTATTCCAACCATCAACAAGCTATTCAGGGCAGTTACTCCAATCATCGAAAAGGTGCAAAAATGGGTAGACGAGCATCCCGGATTAGTGAAAGGTATTGCAGCGGCTACAGTAGTGCTATTCGGCTTAGGTATTGCGGCAAAAGTCACAGCATTCGCAATCGGCGGTATCACGCCAATCTATCGTGCGTACATGGTGGTGTCAAGATTAATGGCAGCTACAACATGGACAGTGACGGGAGCAATGAAAGCCGCAAAAATCGCCATGATGTCCACAGGTATATTGTTGATCATCGCAGCCATTGCCACGGCTGCATATTTAATCTACAAAAACTGGGATGGTATAAAAGCATGGTTTGTAAGGCTATGGGAACGGGTAGCAGCAATTTTCAAAAAGGCATGGGCCTGGATAAAGAATATGTTCCTGAATTATACGCCTTCAGGTCTGATAATTAAACATTGGAGCGGCATCACTGCTTGGTTTAGCAATTTATGGACTAAAGTAACATCGGTATTTTCCAAAACATGGGAGTGGATAAAAAAAATATTTTCCAATTACACACCGCAAGGATTGATCTATTCTCACTGGGAAGAAATTATCCAATGGTTTAGTAATTTATGGGAAAAAGTTACGGCCATTTTTAAAAATGCATGGAAAAATATTAAAAACTTTTTTGGTTTTGGCGAAGCAGAAATTGGGGTGGAGGCAAACAAGAATATCAATGTATCCGGCGGTGTGTCTGGTATGGCCCCGGGGTTAAGACCTAACCCCGTTTCAGGAAACAACACAATGACCTACGCACCAGTGATCAACTTCACGGGTAATGCACAGGATGCAACAGCCTTAACCGGAATGATGAAAAACAATTTCGATAAACAGATGCAGGAACACCAGGCGCAACAAAAAAGGAGGGCATTCTAATGTACATCCAACTAGGCAATTTCTTTTTTGATAAATCTTTTTCGCCGGAAAGCATCAGCCATTCGGACGAAACGAGCTTTGCAGAACATGCGTTGATAAACATCAAACCACGGCTGCAGCCAACCGGCAACAACCTGGAAGAATTTGAATTGTCAATTAAGCTAAGGGCTGAAATAGTAAACATTACGGAAACGGTACTGGCATTAAAGAAGGCAAAAGATACCGCCGAAATACTGCCTTTCTTGTACGGGTACGGAGTATATAAAGGCGACTTTGTTATTACCCGTATCAATGAAACAATCAACTACACGCTGGATGATGGAACACCGGTTGAAGTAACTGTCAATATATCGCTGAAAGAATATGCTATTCCGGATAAATTACAACAGGAACAAAATGCAGCAAGGAAAGCCGCCTTTGCCGTTGGCGACATACAGCCGGTAGCATTGCCACCGATTCCAAAGTATTCACCCGTGCAAATAGCTAGTGCCGATCTTTCTTCTACCTACAGTCACGCAGCAATAACGGATAATAATATTCGCAGTTACGAAAACAATGTAAGCCAGCGGCAAAATTTAGCGGACAAGATCCAAACTTCTTTAACCAGCATGGACAAAAGCCTGGACAAAGTTCAGGGTAATATTGGGGGGCTTTCATTGACAACATCAACCGGCATTGCTGCGAATATTAATACAGTAAAAAATGCGATCACAAACTTTAGTTTCCCGGTTGATTTAATCAGTCAACTAACAGATAACAATACTCAATTACAGCAGGCAATTCGAAACCTTAAAAGTGCCTGTTTTGAAATCACAAACAATGTAATCACACGCAATGGCTAACACACAATATACCGTAACAGAGGGCGAAAGATGGGATACCATTGCACTAAAGGCATACGGAAAAGCCAGTGCATTTTCCGGCATCATCGAAGCTAATCCATTGGTGCCCATTACCACAAGGTTAGAAGCTGGCGTGGTCCTAATCATTCCGATTTTAGAAGACAATAATATTTTGACGGACAAAGAACTTTTACCACCCTGGAAACAATGAACGTAACAGCCGCCACTTTCAAGGTACTATACGACAATAAGAATATCACAGCAGATATTTCCGATCATATTATTTCGCTTACCTACACCGATAAAGTAGAAGGCGAAAGCGATGAAATAGAAATCAACCTCGAGGATACAGATCTGCTCTGGCAAAATGCATGGTACCCAACAAAAGGGGCCCGGCTGGAAGTAACCATTGAGCAAGATGGATTGGTATTGAATTGTGGTGCCTTTACAATTGATGAGATAGAAATGAGCAGCAGCCGGGGCGGTGACACGGTTTCCATTCGTGGTTTAGCGGCGTTCATCACAAAAAAAATTCGTACCAAAAAAAGTAGTGGGCACGAAAATAAAAGCCTGCGTGAAATTGCAGTAACCATTGCCGCTGCAAATGGCTTAACGGTAGTGGGCTCCATTGCGGATATTACCTTCAAAAGAATTACTCAATACCAGGAAACTGATTTGGGATTTTTAAAACGCCTGGCAGCGGATTACGGCTACACCTTTTCTGTAAGAGATACCCAGCTAATATTTACCAGTGTTTATGATTTGGAAAGCCGTTCGCACGTTCTTACGATCGATAAAACAGAATTGCTATCTCACTCCGTAAAAGACAAAACAGCGGAGGTGTACAAAGCTGCCAAAGTAAAACACCACAGCAGTAAAGAAAACGAAACGATTGCCGCCGATGTCAACAACGAAGACGCCGATTTTGCAAAAGAAGATACCCTGGAAATAAAAACAAAGGCAGAAAACAAACAGCAGGCAGAAGCAAAATCGAAGGCGGCTTTGCATAAAAAAAACAGTAACGAATGTACCGGATCGGTAGCAATGCCGGGTAACACATTGATCATTGCCGGCAATAACTTTGAGTTAACCGGAATGGGTACACTATCCGGTATCAATCACATTGTCAGCAGCTCACACACCATCGACCGGTCGGGCGGATATGTAACCAGTGCCGAAGTGAAACGGGTTCAAAAAATTGCAGCTGCAAAACACAAACCGAAAACCACTACCACTATAAAAAATAGTTCAGCAGTAGGTCAAAAACCTTTGTACCAATCGAACAACGATTATAGCTGGCAAAATGCAACAACAATATTTATAGCCGGTGGATCTGCGGACGCATTCAATTAACAATTATGAATTTAAAATTTGGTAAAATAACGGAAGTGGATGCGGCCAAAGGTCTGGCAAAAGTAACCTTTGAAGAAGACGACAACCTGGTCACTGCCTTCCTACCAATGAGCGTTCCCAAATCTGCTCAGGATAAATATTCTATTCCCTTCGATATTAATGAACACGTCTGGTGCATCATGGATGAGAATTGCGAAGACGGCGTAATAGGCGGTGCAATTTACGATTCAAAAAATACACCAGCCGGATCCGCTGAAAAAACAAGTGTGCAATTTGTCGGAGATATGTCGGTAGAATACAATCGTACAACGGCAACTTTGTCAATAGCGGGCGGCGAACTGGTAACAATTCAAATAGATGATTCAGAAATCAATATTCAGGATGGAATTCTACTGAAAAGAGGCGCAGAAACATTGAGAAAAATCATTGATGATTTGATAGATGAAATTAACCGGATCATAGTCCCAACAAATGTAGGTCCATCAGGAACGCCAATCAACGCAGCAGCATTTATAGCAATAAAAACAAGGGTTTCAAACCTGTTAAAATAAATGGCACTCAATAAAATAGCACTGGCCAACGGTATCAAATCATTGCAGGATAATCTGTATAGTGATACTACCAGAACACCGGATGAAGCCAGAACCCAATACGCAAACGAGCTGGCCAATTTGATAGATGCGTTTGTAAAGTCAGGCACTGTAAATGTAACGGTCAACACTACCGGTACAGCATCTACCCACACCGGAACCGGAGTTGGTGCTGTAACATAAAAAAAACAAAAAAAATTGGCAACACTTACCGACATACGATCTACTAACTGGCAGATAGCAATAACTGGCAGCGGTAACGTGGTGGAAGGCATTGAAGATGTTCGCCAATGTTTGGATGTGCTATTACGCACGCAGAAAGGAACGGATTGTTTACGCCCGGAATTTGGCAGCGACATTTATCAGTACATTGATAAGCCGGTCAACGTGGTGATTCCTAATGTAAAAAGGGCTATCATTTCAGCCGTTGAACTATTTGAAAAAAGAGTGGAAGTAGTCAGCGTAACACACCAGATTGATGTCAGTAATCTTTTCTTCTTTCTTACCTATCGCTTAATCGACACCGACTTAATACAGCAGTTGCAATTGTATCTATCCGGCACGGGTTTTATCACCACGCCGGTTATTCCGGGTAACTTAATTATAGAGGCCAATATCCCAGCGAACGGATCATTCCAGTTGATCGTTGATTTTGTAGTGAATGGAAATCCGGCCATGCCTTTGCCGCCTTCATTTGGTTTTGCAAATACGTCCATCATGTATGCCTGGATTATAGCCAACTGGAGCACTTATGGAAGCTGGTATTTGTTGCCCGGTAAAATAGTCGGGTATCTTAACAACACCATTGCAACGGCATCACTCAATATTTCTTTGTCGGTTTTATACCGGTATTCATCTCCAATTATCAACCTGGCATTTGGTCAATCTTACGGGATAAAGTTCCAGGAAGATGCAGACATTGCCGGAACGGTGCAAACAGTTACACCACTAATGGCAGACCTTTTGAATTATGCAATTGCAAATTATGGATCTGCCGGTACATGGGTAATTGAAAGTTACAACGGTATTGGCGACTTCGATTATGTCGACTTTAACACAGACGATTTCAGTACACTTCTTTTATATCAACTGGTTTTGTACACAACAAATTTTCCTAACGCAGCGGTAGAAGTATCAGCAGTTTAACTATGGCAGTAAAAAATAAAATAGCTTTTGTAGATGTCAATCCAGATACTGTAGTGTCTGAATTGGTTGCGTATTACGAAGGCATTACCGGCAAAAGATTACAGCCAGCGCAAATAGAAAGATTGGTCTTCAATGCAGCCGGTTATCGGATTGCTTTGCTGCTCAATCAAATCAACGAAACAGCAAATCAGTGTTTGGTAGCTTTCGCAATTGGGCCAGCATTGGAGGCATTGGCCGAACTGGTAGGCGTTACCAGGCTACCAGCAAGCCCGGCGCAATGCGTGGTGAGGTTTCAGTTAGTACTTGGTCATGGTGCATTGGTAATTCCATCAGGCATTCGGGTGCAATCCATAGATGGGCAGTCAGTTTTTACCACCATCGAAACGTTGTCGGTTGATGTGGACGATACCTATGTGGATGTGAAATGTGAATGTACCAAAACAGGCACGGCAGGCAACGGTTATATCCCGACGAAAATCAATATTATACTCGATCCGAAACCTTACGTTTCGTCCGCTTCCAATGTCGACACTTCCACTGGAGGTGCCGACGATGAATCGGATATTGAATTACGGGAAAGAGTATTATTGGCGCCATCCGCATTCAGTGTGGCAGGTCCAAAAGGGGCATATAAATTTTGGGCGAAAAGCGCACACCCTACCATTGTTGATGTAGCGGTAACGATTGGGCATGAAACGACAAGTCCTTTTGCCATTATACCCGGTCAGGTAGATATTTTCCCGCTGCTACTGGGCAATGCAACGCCATCCACGGAAATCATAGACACGATCTATGCCATTTGTAATGATGACAAAATACGTCCGCTGTCCGATACGGTAGTGATCAAATCACCGGCACAACTAGACTACACAATTGAGGTAGATATTACGATTCTTACGGACGCAATTTCTACAGATGTGGAAACAGAATTGAATACAAAGCTGGCAGCGTACCGGGATGCAAGGGCTAATAAATTAGGTGTTGATGTAGTGGTAAATCAAATCATTGGAGTATGTCAATCCGTTACGGGCGTGTATTCAACAGCGGTAGTAACACCAACGGCGGACATCGTTGCAGGCGAAAGTGATTTCACTAATTGTACAGCAATCACGGTAAACATTGTAGGTACAAGCGATGAGTAATCTCGATACCATATTGCCCGATTCAGTTGCCATCTACCCGGACATTGCCGGGTTCGACAAAGCGATTGCAAAATATTGCGCCGGTATTCCTGTATCTGAATTACTTGTGTACAATATTGACCAGGTTGATGCGAAAGCGATCCCGGCATTAGCGGAACAATTCGACGTGCTGGGATACAAAGGAATGAGGCTGGCAAAAACAGAGGATGACCAGCGGCAAATCATTAAAAGAGCAATCGAATTACACAGGTACAAAGGAACAATCTGGAGTCTGAAAGAAGCAATGAAAAGTGTAGGATTCACTGATGTAACAATCAACGAACATGTTTCCGGTCATTGGGCTAATTTTTCCATCACGCTGCTAAACGACGGCGTAGGAATAACGGATAGTAGTATCCTGGAATTGCGGAAAATGATTGAAGAATATAAGCCGCAGCGGAGCAACCTTATAGCCATCGACATGGAAATACTGGTGCAAGATGAAATCATTTTCGATGAAGATACACAAGGCGTTTCGCCTGATATTTTAGCGGAAGATAAAATAGTTTTCACAGCCGCCTTATTATACGATGGCACGGGAGATTATAACGGCATTTTCGACCATAGCGGCGACAGCGATTTAGTAACAATTGAACCAATTTAACATGATACTTACAAACGGAAAAACAAATGTATTGCAGTTGCTGGCAGGCAATGCATCCGGAAAAAAAATAACGCACATAGCAGTGGGCACAAGTAGCACACCGGTAACGCCAGGCGATACAGCAATAACCGGGATGGTATCGGTAGCGGTATCGTTGGTAGAGTACTTACCCGGCAGCGTGGAAAGATATACAGCCGTATTACCCGACACGGTACCAGCTATGACAATTGCAGAAATGGGGCTAATTAATGAAGCCGGAACGCTGGTGCATAGAAAAGTATTAGCCAGCACTTTTGCCAAAGCTTTGGGCCTTGCATACACATTGAAGTACGAAATTAAAGTAGTGTAACATGACACCGATTACAGAAACAAGAACATTCGATGCGGTAGTAAAAAGATATGACGAACTGGATCCGGTATTGGGTGGATTAACCGGCGAAAGCAATGAACCAATCATTGCGCTAACCAATCGCACCCGCTTCTTGTACGACTTTCAAAGCAGTTTTACAGGCATA